CAGAAACCCAAAATCCAAGTTTAGCGTTGCTATTGTGGCCATGACGTTCAGTACCAGCAGGACAAGGCCCGTTGTTTTGATCAGGGTTTTCACTTTCATGAGTTCAGGCAGCGCTCAGCGAAGGCATACTCCGTCATTGCAGGTGGCCGCTTGAAATTAAACGGGCTGAGGTTCCAGTTTAATGCGTCCGTTTACCAAACGCACTCAGGGCCCTTGAAGGGCATGCTGGGTGAGTGATCGTAAGAAAGGGGTTTAAAGCAATAGCCGATGACACGTATCATTGGGAATCCATTAACTTAACTTGTTGCGCGGGCTTGAAATGATGAGCCGGCGATCTTAAAGGCGGGCACCGTGCCCTCCTGGGCCATCGTGTAGGCCGTGTTATTGGAGACGCCCAGGCGCTCCGCTACGTCTGCAATTCTCAAGAGCTTCGTGTCCATCGTGGACTCCTCAAGCGCAGGGGGTTGGAGCCTGCGACTGACGAAACCCTACCCAGGGCATCCCGTCCTTTCCCCTTTGTTGCGGTTTCTTACAGTGTGTTGGTTGTGCTCGTGCTCGGTTTGCTCTGCTCTGCTCAGCGGTGGCAACCTCTCTCCCGTGCTCCTGTTCGGGGCCTGGAGGCAAGCATGGCGAAACAAGAAGCCGCAGCAGAATGGACCGACGTCGGGGACCTCGTGCCCTGGGAGGACAACCCGCGACTCAACGACTCAGCGGTGGAGAAGGTCCGAGAGTCCATCAAGCGGTTCGGGTTCGCGGCTCCCATCATCGCGAGGCAGGCCGACGGGATGGTAATCGCCGGGCATACCCGGCTCCGGGCTGCGATGGAGATGGGGCTGGATAGAGTCCCCGTCCGGTGGATGGACCTGGACCCCGCCGATGCTCGGATGCTCGCCCTCGCGGATAACAAGCTGGGCGAAGTCGCGGAATGGGACGACGACCTTCTAGAGAAGGTCTTTACCGACCTCGCGGAAGACCCGGACCTCGACCTCTCCGGCCTGGGCTGGGACGAAGACGAACTAGAGGACATCCTGGGAGGCGAAGCGGGACCGGACGGCCCGGACGACGGGGAGCTTATCGAGCCGCCCGAGGAGCCCGATAGCAAGCCTGGGGAGGTCTACGAACTCGGACCGCATCGGCTTATTTGCGGGGACTGCCGCGACGCTTTGGTGGTCGCTCGACTGCTCGACGGGCGGAGCATCAATGTTGCATTTACGTCGCCACCGTATGCGAGTCAGCGCAAATACGACGAGTCCAGCGGGTTCAAGCCCATCCCGTCCGACGAATATGTGGAGTGGTTTGACGCTGTACAGGCGAACGTCCGCGAGCACCTAGCGGCGGACGGCTCGTGGTTCGTAAACATCAAGGAGCACTGCGAGGACGGGCAGCGGTCGCTATACGTTAAGGACTTGACCATCGCGCACGTGCGGCGGTGGGGATGGAGATTTGTAGATGAGCTCGTGTGGAAAAAAAACGGGCTTCCTGGCGATTTTAAAACCCGATTTAGAAACGATTGGGAGCCTGTTTTTCAATATTGCCGAGACGAGACGACAAGGCCCCGATTTAAAAACGTAATGGTTAGCGGAACATGCGTGAAAGGGGAGGGGACGGGCAGCGAAAGACAAGGCATGGGGGGCAGCAATATGGGCAAGACCGTTACATGGGAGGGCAAGGTTCGCCCTGGAAACGTTTTGTCTGTTGGGGTGAGTATGGCAACGGTGGGACACAGTGCCGCTTACCCGGTGGGGCTTCCTGCTTTCTTCATCAAGGCATTCTCCGACGCCGGAGACATCATTTTTGACCCGTTCCTGGGCAGCGGGACCACGATTATCGCTGCGGCGAAGAATGACCGAGTGGCCTACGGGTGCGAGATAAGCGCGGGCTACTGCGACGTTATCCGCCGCCGCTGGACTACCTGGGCCGAGGAGGCAGGCGTAGACCCAGGCCCCGGCGCTCTGAGGTGACCACCTTTCACACCACGCTCTCAGGGCTCCCACGAGGCAAGGAGAGGCCCCGAGCGACCATCCCCTGGCCCTGGGTCGAGAAGTACATCCGGTCGGGGAAACGGGGCAAGAGGCCCATCCCGAGGGTCTACACCTCCACGAAGTACCAGCGGTGGGAGCAGGCCATCGCGGACCAGCTTGCGATCGAGTGGAGGCGAGCCGGATACGTCGAGCCACTGGACGAACCGTGCGCCTTGCTGCTCGGGCTGTACTTCCCGAGGCCCGTGTCCAGGACCCGGAAGACGCTGCCCAACCCCGAGTATCCCCACACCGCAAAGCCCGACGGAGACAACGTGGCAAAGGCAGTCCAGGACGCCATCGAGAAGGCCGGGATCGTCGTCAACGACTCGCGGATCTTCGACCTCAGGGTGGTCAAGGTCGTGTGTGCTGGGGGGGACTCTCCGCGGATTGAAGTCGCGCTCTCCTGGGGATTCGATAGTCTGCCCTCGTAGGAAGGGAATCGGACCGTATGGGTGTCAACCGTCAGGAGCGAGAGAGACGCCTTGCCATCGTGGAGAAGGCCATCCACGAGCACGGGTGGTCGATGCGGTTGGAGGCTGCCCTAGCCCAGCGCATCGGGGTCACGACCCGAGCGATCCGCCAATACCGCAAGGATGTCGAAGACCGCACCCGGAAAGAAATCGACCAGGACCGGCGACTCGTCCGGGCCTCTCTCCTCGTCCGTATCAGGGGCCATCAGAAGGCCGCAAGAGAGGCCGGGAGGTTCGGACCCCTGGCCTCGATGATCAACCTCGAAGCGCGCATGACAGGCGTCCTGGAGCCCGAGCCCGAGCCTGTACCCGATAGCCTTGAGGCCGTCTCCTCGGAGGACTTGCTGGCCGAGATTGCTCGGGACCTCTCCGACTCCGACCTGGAGACGCTGGTCCGGCTGCGGGAGAAGGGGTGACCCTCCTCACGGCCGTCCGCCGCCTCAGAGCGAACCCCATCATGTCCCTCGCTCGGTATGCGCCTGGGCCGGTGCATCGAGCCTTCCACGCGGACCCGTCGAGGATTCGTCTGCTCCGTGGTCCGAATCAGTCGGGGAAGACCGAGGCAGGCTGTAAGGAGACGGTGGACCGCTGTCTCGGGCGGGGAGCGTGGCAGGACGTCAAGGCTCCCCCGGTCCGTGGCCGTGTCGTCTGTCACTCGTTCAAGCAGTCTCTCGTCATTCAGCGGAAGCTCTGGATGTCCATCCCGAAGGGGGAGCTCGACCGGCGGACCGTGTTCGACAAAGTGTTGGGCTTCCGTCACGGGTGGGTCGGCTTCTCCAACGGGTCCGAGGTGCGGATCGTCACCGTCGGGCAGGACATGCTCGCCCATGCCTCGGAGACGCTGGACTTCATTTGGATCGACGAGCCCCCCAGCCCGGACATCTATGCGGAGTGCGTCTCCCGGACCATCCAGACGCGGGGCGTGGTCTTCCTGACATTGACCCCGATCGGCCGTCCGGTCGGGTGGCTCCGGGACCTCGTGGACGGTCGTCTCCCCGACGAACTTGAGGGCCTGGACGCCTTCTCGGGCGATGTCGCCCACACCATCTCGGAGCATCACTACACGATGTCCGCGGAACACTGTCCGTGGATGTCCGAGGCTCAGGTCCAGGAAGCCATCGCGGCCGTTCCGTATTACGACCGCCCCCAACGCGTCCTCGCCGAATGGGAGGGCCTGACGGTCGGCCGTTGCTTCTCGGCCTTCACGCCCGACGCCATCGTGGAGGGCTTGTCCCCAATGGAAGGGTGGCCGCTTGACTCTGCTCCGGTGCGGCTCGTGCTCGCTGCGGACCACGGAGAGAAGGCGGCGCACTCGTTCTGGATGCTGCTCGCGTATCAGGTAGACCGCCGGGGCCGAGGTCTTCCACGGATTCGGATGCGCGTGCTGGGCGAATACGCCAACGCAGCCGGAGCGGACGACCTAGAGGACGCCCACGCGGTCCGAGATATGGTGGAGGCCCTGGGGCTTCGCCTGGACCACGTCGACTTCGGGGTGGGCGACATCAACACCGCGGGGAAGTCGAAGGGCGGCCGCAAGTTGAACGACCTCATGACCGAGCATTTCGCCGTCCTCATGGGCCTCCCCCCGGGCGCTCCCTCGTTCCGGGTGCGCGGAGCCTGGAAGGGCTCGGGGAGCGTGGACTACGGAATCCGCCTCGTCAACAACCAGTTCCGCCGTCTCGACCTCCAGGTGGATGCGAAGTGCGGGATGATGATCGAGACGTGCCGACACTGGACCGGAGAGTCCTCTGGAAAGCTCGTCCACCGCGCAGATACCCTCCGATACGCAGTCACCGAAATACTCCGGGAGGAGGACGCCTCAACCGTCCTCGCTCCCAGCTAGGAGCCCCGAATGTCAAGCCGTTTCCTTGAGCCCCCCACCCCTCCATCGACCGACGACCAGCAGCGAGTCGAGGAGGCTGGCCGCCGTCGCTCTGTCCTCGAAGGGACCTGGGAGACGCTGCTTCGTGCCCATCTCGTCCAGCAGCTAGGACGCAAGCGGAGCCGGATGGTCGGCCTGCCGGACATCTCCTCCAACCTGCTCAAGCAAGTCGTCGTTCAGGTCGCTCGCCTCTATTCGAAGTCGCCCACGCTCTCCAACCCCGACCGGGCTGGTCTTGAGGTGATGGAGGAGCAGTTGGAAGCGGCGAAGGTATGGGGCCTCGCTCAGCGCAACCAGCGGCTCTCTCTGGCCGTCAACGAGTCGGTGATGTTCCTGGGGTTCCGAGAGGACGCCGAGGGCAACGGGACCGGGAAGCTCACGGCGGACGTCGTGCCCTCCGACTTCGTGTGGGGTGAGGAGCATCCCCAGGACCCGGGGCAGTTCGGATGCCTGTACCGGGCTCGACGTCGGGAAGTCTTGAGCGGCACGGAGGGCATCCGTCGAGAGGTCTGGACCTGGGACGTGTGGGACGTCCGACCGGCGGACCCCGATGCCCCAGCCGATGCTCCCGAGGCCCAGCGTCCGTCCTTCCGCATTCTCTCCGAGGACCGACGGCAGGACCTCACCCGGCAGTTCGTGGACCCGGAAGAGTGGCGAGGCGAGGCGTACCCGTATCGGCTGGAGGATGGGACGGCGGTGATTCCCGCCGTCCTCTATCACTCGGAGCCTCACTCCGGGCTCTGGAACCCCTGGGCCAACTCGGAGGTCGTCTTCGGGACCCTCCAGGACGCGCTCAACTGGACGAACACGAACCACGCCTTTATGCGTGCCTCCTGGGCGCAGCGGTACATCGGCGGGGGTTCTATCCGGGGCACGGTGACGAAGACCGCAGGGGGCGAGAAGGTCGCGGTGGCGACTGAGGACCCGGCGACGGCTACGCAGATCCGCTCCGACGGCGACGGCTCCCTGGTCGTCGGTCAGTGGGGCGCGGCGGTGGACATCGACAAGGCCGAGCGCTTCGCCCGGAACTATGGACTGCGGCTCTCGGTC